GGACCGCGACCCTCGGCGACACCATCGCCGGCGCCCCCGCCTACTGGCTGATCGAGGGCGCTGGCGGCGTCATCGGTGACGTCCAATCGGTCAACGCCGACGACGCCCGCCTGATCGCCGCCGCCCCCCAGCTACTCCGCGCTCTGCAGCGCTTGACGCATCCCGCAGCCGACGATGACGACCTGGCCTATGCGCTGGACGTTATCCGGGTCGCCACGGGTGCGCCGTGATCCTGGCGCTGTTGGCTATCCTGCTGGCGCTGCTGCTGGCAGTGATTCTGGACCTATAATCGCGCGGTCCCTCTTGGGACCGTTGTCTCCTCCTCTGGCCGTGCCGCCAGTTCGCCCCGGGTGTTGAGCCCATCTCCGCCCGGGGCGTCTTTTTCGGAGCATCGAGAATGCTGACCATCACCCATTGCGACGCCGACGCTGAAACCCGCGCCCGTGGCGTCGCCGCTGCCGCGCGGTATTTCTCCGACACCGGAGCCGATCCCGTCGCGGCCTGGCGCGCCGCCGAGGCGTGCAGCTTCGGCGCCCTGTTCGACCGCGACGCCCTGCGGGCGTGGTATCTGGCTGAGGACGCCGCTGTTTTGGCCATGTACGGGCGTTGGCGCCACGCACCCGCCAGCGTTGCGCTGGAGTGGCGCGCGGAGCCGGTCAGACCACGCGCCGCATCGGGGTCGGCATAGACCCGAGGTGCGTCTCGGTCGCGTCGCGCGCGTCCGATTTCGTCCCGCGCCAATCCGGCGACGCCCAGCAGTGGCGCGAGGTCTGGTTGGCGCGCGATTTGCACATGCCGAGGTCTTGCCACCGCGCTTCAGCTAGCGCATGCTGCAGGGCCTGCAGGTTCAGCCTGATATGCGGGGGCGCCTGATTCTGCAGGCGATCCACCAGCGGCTGCCACGGGCCACTGATGACGCCGAGGCGGAATTCCTCGATGCGCTTCTCGATGCGGTCCACCAGCCACGATTCCGCTCCGCTGCGGCTGGTGGCGACCATGATCTGTTTCGCCTCGGTCCACGGCGGCGTGGCCCCGGGCGCGAAACGCGACACATCCCGCTGCCGCAAATACAGCGCCCCGGCTTGCAGTCCGCCCGCGGCGAACCAGCCCCACAGGCGCGTGGATTCCTCCTCGGTCATTCTGGGCGCATCTGTCCACAAAACATACCATCGTCGGTCATCTGACGGTATCGCTATTGCATCGCGGTAGTTCGAAAACGCCAGCACCAGCGCTTGATTCCGCACCTGTATCGGATGCGCAAATTTCCGCTGCACCGATAGCAGTTCCGGCGGCGCTGCGAGAATCGGTTTCAGGCGGTTTTCCAGCGCCCTGCGGTCCACAGCCTCGCTCTGCCGCAGTTCGTTAAAAATAATCAACTCGTTCTCTAGATAGTATCCCCATTGATCCTGTAATTCTGCGGTTTCGACTGAGGCGCAATTGGTTTTGTTTTCGCCGCCGATGGCGTAAAGCAGGGGCGCGATCATGCTGTCTTTCCCCGCGCCAGGCACGCCGCCGATCAGGATCGCGTGGTTGATCTTGACCCCGGGGCGCTGCACTTTGAAAGCGAAGGCATCGAGCATGTGGTTTCGCTCTGCAGGATCAGGGATCAGTCTCTCAACGTGATCCAGCCACGGCTGCGGGTCGATGCTGCTGGTAATCACGGGCCTGCCGTCGCGCCACTTGTTACCGAAAGCCTGCCCCTGATGCTCGCACAGCGTTGACGCCCCAGGCGCGTAGGTCGCGCCGGCCAGGACGCGGGCGCCCATTGCAGCGCGGTTTTCGTCGAAGCTGACGGAGGCTTCGATCTTGCGCGCCGCGCCGCTGGTGCTGGCGTGGATTGAATGGCACCTGACCGAGCGATACAGGGCGTTGAACGCTGAGCGGCTTACCTCGGTGCGCTCCACCAGATCGAAGAAGCCATCGTCGGGCATCATATAAGCCCAGCGCGCGTACCATTCTGCCGGTTCCAGCGTGCTGACGTCCCGCGCCGCCACCGCCTGCTCTGCCGGCGTTGGCTCTGCGGGCTCCGGTGCCGGCGGCCCGTACAGCGCTGCCCGTGGCGCAATCCAGGCCCGAGCGTCGGACCATCGGGTCCACCCGCTGTCGGCGCAATCCCATGCGTCAGGCTGGCCTGTGGGGTCGATGATCTTGACCTCGCTGGCGATAGGCGCCAGGATGGCCGCCAGGCGCTGCATAGCCTCGATGCCGGCCTGATCCGCGTCGGGCCACAGGAGGATTTTCCGGCCCCGTAGCGTCTGCCAGTTCGCGCGGCCCAGCGCCTGCGCGCCCCCGGGCCAGGTGCATGAGACGTAAGGCGAGCCCGTCAGCCCTGCCGCTGCGTCGGCGGCTTTCTCGCCCTCGACCACCAGCACCGGATCCTCGGGGCGGGCCTCCAGTTCCTGCAGGCGGTACAGCGGTCGCGGGACGGGCCACTGGCCCATGCCCCAGCCGTCGGTACTGAACGTCCAGGGGACGATCTGCTTGCGCTCCCCGGGCGGGTCGTAGCGGGCGACGTAGCCCAGAACGTCGCCGTTGCCGTCGTAGTACGTCCATATCTGCGACGGGTCGCCGAATATGGGATGCCTGCAGTCGCAGTCCGCAGCCTCACTGGGGACCGGCGTGATAACCTGCCGCTGCGGTTTCGCTGGGCGCTGCGGCCTCGCTGGCGCTGCTGGCGTGCCGTCCAGTTGGCGATACGCTTCGCCCAGATCAATCTCATGGATAGCCGCATACAGGTCGATCAGATCGCCTCCCTTGTCGCCAGCGGCGAAGTCGGCCCAGCGTCCGCTGAGCAGGTTGACGGAGCAGGAGTCGCCCTCACCGCCGGCCAGATCGCCGCACATCCACTCGTGGCCCCGGCGTTTGCCGCCAGGAAGCCACTGGGGGACCAGCGTGTCGGCGCTGATGAGCAGGCGCTGCGCGAGCGCTGAGAAATCGAGTTTCGTTGTCATTCGTTGCCCCACTGGTCGGCCATCGCTGCGGCGATGCCGCTATATGTTGTGCTGCGGATCTTCCAACGATCCGGCGACGGCGAAAGTCTGTTCTGGCCTCTGTCGGTCTGGTTGCCCCAGCGCTTCCGTCCGTTGACGATGCGTGGCTCTACGATCTGCGTCGGCCGCAATGGCGGCAAATTCTGCAACCACAGGCAGGTTTTCTTCGACGCATCGTGCCCGAACATCCACGGCTGGATGATCTGCTCAGGCTTGCGAATCCATGTGCTAATCATGCTGACCGGGTTCTCAACGGCAATGCGCCGAATCGGTGCATCCATCAGTATGTGTACGAACGTCAGCGCATCGTGAGTCAGTTGCTCATCACGCAACCCGCGCCGCGTCCAGTGCATGCCACTGACACTCAGGTACGTGCAGGGCGGGTGCGCGATCATCAGATCCCAGCTGTCGCGCAATATCTCTTGCACATCGCCTTGATAGTGCGGCCCCGGCGCATCTGTCGGCAGCAAATCACACGACATCGCATCGTGCCCGCGCTCACGGAACGCATCGCGCACGGTGCCGCTGTATTCGCAGGCTACGAGTACTTTCATTTCCCCTCCAAAACCGCCGGATCAATCACCTCGGCGCCCGAAATCCTGCCGGCCTGCGCCTCCCGCGTCCGAGCCCGGATGCGCACCTCGGCGCGGAGCCGCTCCGAGTGCGTGACTGCGGCCAAGATGTCGATCATGGCGACTTCAAGACACCGCAGCGCCGCCAGTTCCCCGGCCCGCACCGCCCGCGTCCCCGTCGCCTGCTGCCGGCGGATGATCTCGGCGCACGCTGCCTGCGCGTCTGCGATCACGCCGTCAGGGTCGGATGCCAGGCCCATGCGCGTGAGTTCCTCCGCCAGATTCACGGCGTCGAAAATCACGCCCCACTGCTGGCGCTGGGCCTTGCCCTTGGCCACTGCGTCGAGTGCGTCGTACATCTGAAGCGCCCAGACTGTGCGGTCGTCGCGGGTGAGTAGGGCGGCGCCTGCGATGGCCACAAGGTGCGCCGTGGGGTTGACGCCTCGAGGGCGGTAGGTGCTGCGCTTGCGAGTCATGCGTCACCCTTTGGCTCTTGAATACTTTTCCACCAGCGGCGCATTTCAGTCGGGTCGTACCATGTCCTATTTACAACGCAGTTCCCTGTTGATCTTATTTCCGGTTTCGGACCGTCTCTTGTCCCCAAAAAAACAGCCAAAGCCTGTTCGCTTACACCAAATTCCTCTGCCATTTCCTTAAACGTGCGCAGGGGTTTTCTATAGATTCGATCTGCTTTTTTTGGAAGTTGAAGCAGTTTTCTCATGCGTCACCCAGCAGCCTCACAGCATCGTCCACACTGCGGCAAACCCCCGCCACGCCCCCGGCCTGCCGGATCGTGGCAAGGAACTCCTTCTGCCCGGGCCGCATGCGCCCAGTGCGGCTCTTGACCTCAATGGCTAGCGTGCGGCCGTCCTTCAGCACGCCCATGATGTCTGACATGCCCTTGGCGGTGTTCGCCCGGATGTACCGCGTCGAACCGTCCCGGTTGCGCTCCGCGAAGGTGCCGGAATTCTGCCGCCAGTGGCTGGCGACCTTCGGGTGATGCCGCAGCAGCGACAGAATCGCCCGCAGGATCTGCGCCTCTGACGGCTCGCCGCTGGGCTTCGCTGGGGCGCGTTTCGGGGGCTCGGGCGGTATCGGCAGTTCACGCCGCGGCTTGCCCCAGATGGCGGCGAGGGTGTCCTCGCTGCGCTGATGGTCTTGCATGACCTCGCGCAGGGTGCGGCGGCCTCTCATCGCTTCGCCCCTTGCGCGGCGCACCGCGCCGCATACGCCCAGACTGACGGCGCCTGCTCATACGCCTGCCGCGCGGTCGCGCCTACCTCCGCTTGGCGCGTCGCCCGATACCAGACATTGTTTTTGTTGATCGCGTCCGCGACCACGAAACCGGCTTGCTTCAGATGCAACAGGTATCTGTTGGCGGCGTTCTTCTGCACGCCCAAGTGGGCGGCCACGTTTGCCGTCGTCACCGGCTGGTAGTTCATGACGACGTGTAGTGCGTCGCGTTGTCGGGGGGTCACTTTGTCCTCCTGTCGGGGCCGCAAGTGTCAGCCCGCCACGCTGCCGCAGTCAACCCGCGCAGAATGCCCCCGCAATTCTGTCAACAATAGGCGCAGAGCGGCACAAAGTGGCATGATGCGTCGGCGCCGATGCGAGCGCGACACAGGAGTCCAGACAATGTACACGACAACCTACGGGCCTGGCGATGAAGCCACGTGGCCCGCATACCCTCCCGGCTACAACGGAGACCACCCAAACGAAGCCGAGGCCCGCGACCACCTGCTGGCCTGCCCAGCAGACTGGCAACTGTGGTTCTCAGTTGTCTCGACTGCCCGCGAGGGCGCCGCGTTCGACGTCATGAACGTCCGCGAGGAGGACATGTCGGCGGCTCACGCAGACGTCCTGCTGGCATGCCTGTTTGCCGGCACGCGGGCTCAGGCCGATGCGGCTCGTTTCGAGCTGCAATCGCGGTTTCTGGCGCACAACGAGCACCGGGTGCAGCAGATCGCAGACGCGATGTTCGCCTGCAGCGAGCCCGATTCTGACCCGTATGACTGGGAGATTTGAGATGACCACCATCCACATCCACCAGATCGTCAGCGTGCGCGCCGACCGTCGCATCAGCGCTGAGGGCTACACCTGGCGGCACATCGTCCTGACGGACGCTGACGGCCGAGAGACGAAGATCGCGTTGTTTCCTGCCAGCGAGGGCAAGCCCGAGCAGATCAGCATCATTGACGAGGAGCGGACGGAATGATCCTCGAAACCGCAGACCAGCGCACTGCCGACTGGTACGCCGCCCGCATCGGCAAAGCCACGGCGTCCCGGTTCAAGGACGCCATTGCTGCGCTGAAATCCGGCGCCCCGGCGCAGGCCCAGCGCGACTACGCCACCGAACTGGTCGTCGAGCGCCTGACGCAGCAGCCGGCGCAGCGCTACGCCACCGCCGCGATGCAGTGGGGCACCGAGCAGGAACCCGCAGCGCGCGCAGCCTACGAGCGCGTCACCGGCACCAGCGTCGAGGAAACCGGCTTCGTCGCGCACGACACGCTGCTGGCGGGCTGCAGCCCGGATGGCTTGGTGGACTGGGACGGGCTGATCGAGATCAAGTGCCCGTTCAACAGCGCCGTGCATATCGAAACGCTGCTTAACGGCATGCCGTCAGAGCACGCCGCGCAGGTGCAGGGACAGATGTGGATCACTGGCCGCCAGTGGTGCGATTTTGTTTCCTTCGATCCCCGGATGCCCGTTGAACTGCAGTTGCACATTCAGCGGATCAACCGTGACCCTGGCTTCATTGCCGACCTGGAAGCCAAGGTTACGTCTTTCCTGCAGCAGGTCGGCACCCAAGTCGAGGCGCTGCGGCGTCTCGCGGAAAGCAAGAAATGAGCGATACCAAGAAGCGCACCTATGTGCGCACCCTGAAGGCCTGGGCCGTAATGGACGCGGAGGGCAACGAGCGACTGGTGCGGGCCTACACCGCAGCAGACGTGCTGCGCCACGTCACGCCGCAGTTCGTGATCGCGCCCGCCACGCACGACGACATCATCACGCTGATGGCTTCCGGCGTCATGGTGGAGACCGTGGGCCTGCCCGAGGCGATTCCCGCCGACGAACCCGCCGGCCTGACTGACTGAACCCACGGGGCGGGAAACCGCCCCATTTTGGAGAGCGCCAATGTCAAACGCATACGCGCCGGTGTTCATGGCTGAAGCCTATGATTTGCTGGTTAAAAGCCTGAAGGATCAACTTGTTGAGGAGAGAAACGAAGAGTGCAAAAAATCAGATATAGAAATGTCCAAACGAGTTGAGATAGAGGAGTTAATTTTTGAATTTGTTTTAAGGCACTGCGGCCGCGCCAAGCTAATTGAGCTTGGCGAGCAAATTGATGAAATGCTTGAAAAGGAATACGGCCGCAGCCAAGGT